ATACGTTTTCGGATGGGCTTTACTGCAAGAAAATGACAATCCCTAAAGGCTATGTCGCAGGGATGCACAAGCACAAGTACGCACACCTTAGTATTTTGGCTAAAGGTAAGGTAAGAATTAGCACAGACGATTATAATAAAGAAGTAATTGCACCCTTTTGTATTAACATTGAAGCAGAAAAGCATCACATGATTGAGGCTTTAGAGGATTCTGAATGGTTTTGTATTCATGCAACAGACGAAGTAGACGATGTTGATGATTTTTTGATTTCTAGGAGTTAATTATGCCTTTTGCATTTATAGCTGATGCAGTAACAGGAGCAAATCCTCTTACTTTACTTGCGGGTGCTAATGTTGTTAGCGGATTACTTGGTGCTAATGCGTCCAAGAGTGCAGCTCAGACCCAAGCCAATGCAGCTTCACAAGGTCAACAACTCTTACAACAGAATTTTCAAAATCTGCAACCCAACTACACGCCCTATATGCAAACAGGGCAAACAGGGTTGAATCAGTTAAACAATCAGTTGGGATATTTGTCCACTCCAACTCAAACCTATCAACCGATGGGTCAAGCGCAATTTAATGCAAACCTAGCACCTAATTATCAGTTCCAATTGGGTCAAGGTCAAAACGCAGTAAACGCAGCAAGCAACGCAACAGGTGGTTTGATTGGTGGTAATGCGTTAAAAGGACTTGAGGATTACACTCAAAACTATGCGTCTGGTGCTTATCAAAATGCTTTAACAAACTATATGGGCCAACAAGCTCAACAGTTTAACCAAGGACAAGCACAACAAACCAACATCTATAACCGTTTGGCAGGAATAGCGGGGATTGGTCAAAATGCAGTTAGTGGACTTTCTAATCTTGCTACTGGCAATGCTACCAACATTTCTAATTTGGGTGTTGGTGCAGCTAACGCACAAGCAGCGGGAACAGTAGGCGCTTCAAATGCTTTGACAGGTGCATTAACTGGTGCAACCAACGCAAATTATTTAGCATCTTTATTAAATCCTAATGGAGCTAATGCTAGTAGCTCTGGTGGTTATAACTTAAATGCACCTGGAGGAATTGCAAGTTATTTCCAAACAGGGAGTGAAGTATGACAACAACAGTTAATGCAAACTTTTCTGATGTAGCGTCTAAAGTTAATCCTCCACAAGGAATGAGCCTTGGGGATATGCTTAACATGGCTCGTGGTGCTCAAGCATATCAACAATCAGAACAAGCTAATCCTCTTGCATTACAAAAAGCACAAGCTGATCTAATTAGTGCTCAAATTGGTGCAAAAAAAGCACAAGGTACATTAGAACCAGAAATTGAAAAAGCTAAATTGGCTACTGAACAAGCAGGTTACGAAGCTAATACTAAAAAAATTGAAAACATAAGGGCGCAAATTTCTAATCATTCTAGAAGTTTGTTGAAATTAGCTGCTTCTGATGAACCGTTAACGCCTGAAAAATTAAAAGAATGGACGTTAGAAAGATTAAAAAATACAAATGCAACTCCTGAAGCTATAAATCAAGAATTAGCTTATTTGCCAAAAACAGGAACTGATGCAGAATTAAGAAAGTTTATTGCTAGGCACGCAACAGATTCATTGGATGCTGAAGCGCAATTAAACAAACTTTATCCTGCAGCGACTATGGTTAGTGCTGGTGGTAATATTACACCAAGGCAAATGGGTAATGAAGCATTTACAGGAATAAAACCAGGTACTGCAGTTGGGCCATCTATTGCTATTACGCCAACCCCAGGCACTACAACTGTTAATGGTGTTGTTGGTCAATACGATGCGAACGGTAAGTTTGTACCTTTTGATGTTCAACCATCAGGCGCTACTGTTGCACCTAGTGCTATGCCAAATGTCGCACCACAAGGGGCAACACAAAAACCTACAATTAGCAAAACTTCATTACTGCAATTAGATGAGCCTACATCAAGAGGCCAATTAAATGACCAAGAAAAAACTAGATATGCAACTGGTGAAGAAGATTACAAAGCATCAGGTGAAAGAGCACAAATTGCACAAGATGCCAAATTAGCTGCAAGACAAATTAAACGTTCCTTGGCTGCATCTTCAGGTAGTAAAGCTGGTCAAGTTGTTAGGGATGCAGGTCAAATGTTTTTTGGCAATACTGAACTTGATACTTTGGTTAAGAATTTGGCAGAACAACAAGTTAGACAATCAGCGCTTATGGGTTTGAAATCTGTTGCTGCTGAACAAGACTTAAAGACTGCAAATGGAACTGATAAAGTTACCAATGAAGCCTTGGCTCACATTGTTGAAAGAGCAGAAGCAACCAACCTTGCTGCTGAAAAATACAATGCTGCATCAGCTAAATTGCAAGATAAGTATGGTAAAACTAAAGCATTTCTTAATACTGACAACTTTAAAAAGGCATGGTCACAAAACTATGACCCTGTTGCTTTTATTATTCAAAATACAAATCAACAAAATATTCCACAAAAAGACAAAGACACTATCATAGATTACTACACATCTGGTATGAGTCAAAGTCAATTAGATCAATTGGCCACTAAGATGAAAAACCTCAAACGACTAGAACGTGGAGATTTCTGATGCCATTCGATAATGATGATCTTGATCCAGATGTAGTTGCAATTCGTAAAAGAAATGCAGTTTCACAAATACCTGTGGGCAAAAGCCCAATGTCAGGTAAAAATCCTCAGTTACAACCTGAAGATGATTACGATTATGAAAAAGATGTTGATGTTTCAGCATTAAAAAAAAGAAAAGCTAAACCTGCAGAAGAAAAAGATTTAGGTGGGTTTCTGCCATCATGGTTAAAAGGTGGCGGTGAGGCTGGCTTACATACCATTGCATCTGCTTTATCATACCCTGCTAGTGCAGTTGCTGGCATTTATGGTACGTTGACAAGTGGCAAATTTGGAACTCAAGCAGGTGTTCAAGCTGGTGAAGAATTAGCTCAAAAAGTTCAAAGAAGTATGCAAAATGCTGGAACTCAACCAACAACTGAAGAAGGCAAAGCAATACTAGAAAGTTTAGGCGAAGGTTTTGAAGCATTTCATGCCCCACCTGTTTTTCCAGAAGCTGAAGGTTTAAGAATTAGTCGAGAATCAGCTACTGTTGGTGGACAAACTGCCAAACAACAATTGCAAGCACAATTTGGTAATTTAGTACCAAAAGTAAGAATTGAAAAAGCACCAAGCGGATTGCAAAGTGCGGGCGCTGCAGCAACCACTAACCCTGCTATTATCAAAGGCAATATTGATGCTGCAATAGCTAACGCATCTCCTGAATTACAAAATCATATTAAATCACAAGCACCTGAAAACGTTAATTTAAATGCTTTAGAAACAAGAGCATTAGAAGAAAAACATGGTGTTAATTTATTAAAAAGTCAAAGAACAGGTAATACACAAGAATATTCCGAAGCATGGAATAGTCGTGGTAAAAATGGTTTACAAGAAGATTTTGCTCAACAACCAAAACAACTTGCTAAAGCGTTTGAAGAATCTAAAATTAGAAATTCACCAGATATTAGTTCTGAAGCTGATGCCTCAGAATTGGGTCAACATATTATCAATGGTTTAGCAGAAACTGATAAACGTAGAGTTCAAAGTATTGATTCTGCATATAGAAAGTTTCGTGATGCTTACCTTGAATCAAAACAAAAAGCTGGTTTACCTATTGAAAGTGATTTTCCTGTAAATGGTAAACAGTTTTTAGAAAACGCAAATAAAGCGTTAATTAAAGAAGGGGCACAATTTGATGTTCCTGAACCAATTCAAAAACTTTTAGACTTAATTAAAAATAATGATGGTAAATTAAATTACCAAGAATTTTTAAATTTAGACAAAAGATTGGGTGTTGCACAAAGAGAAGGTGTTGGTAGTCAAAGAGCAGCAGCTAAAATTCTTAGAAATGAATTAAATAATATTGAATTAGGCGAAGAAGCTGCAGATTTACAACCTTTGTATTCACAAGCCAAAGCATTAGCAAAAGAAAGATTTGATACTATTGAATCTAACCCTGCTTATGCAGCAGCTATTGATGCAGCTGAAGATGCAAAATTATCTCGTGATGGAGTTAGTTTAGCAGCAGATAAGTTTCACAAAAACTTCATTTCTAATTCAAGCCCAGAAGCAATTAGAAGATTAAAAGGTGAATTGCCACAAGATCATATAGCACATCAAGCTATTGCTTTTGGGGAACTTGAAAGAGTTAAAAGAGCTATAACAAATGCCAATGAATCTAGAATTAAATCTGACCAATTTGCTGAGTTTTTAAAGAACAATAAGTCAAAATTGAGAGAATCATTAAGCCCAGAAGCCATGCAAGATGTAATGGAAATTGGTTTATTGAATAGCAAAATTGGCAAACCAGAAGCGGGCACATTTAATTATTCAAATAGTTATAGTGCTTTATTGTCTGATTTAGCTAAACAAGGTTTATTAACATTGGGTGAGGCTAAATTGGCTGGTGCAACAGGTGGCGTTTCTATTCCTTTGGTTGGTGCTGGCAAATCTTTGGTGCAAAAATATAGCAAAGAAGCATACGCAAATGAACAAAGAAACCCTTTGGCAGGATTAACTAAGGAAAACAAATGAGCGTCAATCTTTCCCCCATATTTAACGCAGTTGCACAGACAACTACGACAGGATTACCTTTGAGTGGTGGTTTGCTTTATACATATCAAGCAGGTTCAACCACACCTTTGGCAACATACTCTGATAGCGCAGGTACGATTGCTAACACCAATCCTTTGACTTTGGGTACTGATGGTAGACCCCAAGTCGAAATTTGGCTTCAGTCTGCTTACAACTACAAGTTTTTGTTGACTGATGCGTTGGGTAATCAAATTGGTACATACGATAATATCTCAGGATTATCTAGCTACTATGGCCCATCAACTGCAGTAACTTCTGTTACAGGCACAAGCCCCATCAATGTAACGTCTGGGGTTACACCTAACGTATCGTTATCAGGTGTAATTGCTCGTGCAAATGGTGGAACTGGCGTGTCTAGCCCCCCAGTATTTTTTGCTCACCAATCCATTGCTCAATCATTTACGACTGCAACATTAACGGTCGTGACGTATAACGTGGTTGACTTTGATTCAAATAGTTATTTTGTTAGCTCAAATAACTCATTCACACCTTTGATTGCAGGGTATTACCAAGTTAACGTTTCATGTACTTTTGCATCAACAACGACAGGTTACCAATGTGGAGTTGGTGTGTCTGTGAGTGGTACTGTTAAAGACTATAACGTTGCTGCTAGTTCTGTTGTGGGTACAGGTGGTACAGATGGTACTACTCCTGTTTGCTCAACAATTGTTTACTGTAATGGTACGACAGACTATATTCAAGGAGTTGCTGCTCAATCATCAGGGGGCACAATTTCTAGTGTCACAGGTTTAAGTAATGCGACCACATTCTCTGTGGCATTTTTAAGAGGTGCATAATGGATGTTGACCCAATTCAATATGGACAGTTGATTGCTAAAGTTGATATGCTTGAGAGTCAAGTGTCTGAGATGTCACACGACATTAAATGCTTATTGGCTATGGCAAACAAATCCAAAGGTGGCCTTTGGGCAGGCATGGCAATAGCATCATTGATGGGTGGCGTGGTTCATTTCTTTGCTGAAAAGTTTCTAAAATGATTGATCCGATTTCAGCTTTTGCGATGGCTCAAGCTGCAATTAGTGGTGTCAAGAAGTGCGTTGAGTTATACAAAGAAGCCAAAGAAGTTGGCGCTGATGTGGTTGAGATTACCGCAGAAGTCACAGGTCACATAGGTTCCTTTATGGAACATAGTGAGACAATGGCTAAAGCGGTTGAGGAATCTAAGAAAACACCCCCAAGTAGGGGGGAAAGTCTCAACAAGCGTGCTTTTGACAACATAATGAAGTTGCGTCAATTGCAAGAAGCGGAAAAAGAGCTAAGAGAGTTCCTGATTTACCAAACACCAGGTTGGGGCGCTATTTGGACAGAGTTTGAAGCGGAGAGAGCGAGGCTCAGAAAGGAGCAAGAATCCGCAGAGCGTGAGGCAAAAAAGCCGCAATGGACGCTTTACGAAAGCGCCAAGAACTCATTGATAAATACAAGGTCAGAGTGGTCGTTAGCATCGGTATTTTGTGCCTTGTCTTGGAATTCGTTGGGTTGATGTACTGGGTACGTCAAGATTACTTAAAAACTAAATATCATTTGGAGAGTGTATGAGCTGGATTGAACAAATTGCCCCCACAATTGCTACTGCTTTGGGTGGCCCTTTAGCTGGTTTAGCCGTTGATGCGGTGTCTAAGGCCATCGGTGTAGACCCTAAAGACGTACAAGACACCATCAATACTGGTAAGTTATCTGCTGAACAAATAGCTTCTATCCAACAGGCTGAATTGACTTTAAAGACCAAAGCTCAAGAAATGGGTTTGGATTTTGAGCAATTGGCGGTCAATGATCGCAAGTCTGCAAGGGATATGCAGATGACAGTTAAGTCATGGATTCCCCCTATATTAGCCATTGGGATAACAATTGGGTTCTTTGGTATTATGTATGGCATGATGTCTGGTCATGTTCAGTCATCTGAGGCGCTTATGATACTTCTAGGTTCTTTAGGGACTGCTTGGACAGGAGTTATAAGTTTCTATTTTGGTTCTTCTGCCTCTAGCCAAGCCAAAGATCAGTTATTGCACCAATCAACACCTGTAGCAAAATGAGTACACTAACCACACACTTCACTTTAGAAGAACTAACCCATACTGACCATCGTGAACTTGACAACACTCCAAATGAAACTGAGAAAGCTAATCTTATGCGATTGGCAGTCTTTTTGGAAGATGTCAAGACATTACTTGGCGGTGCTCCAATTATGGTTAACTCAGCGTTTAGGTCTAAAGCAGTTAATGACTCTGTTGGAAGTAAAGATACTTCTCAGCATAGGGTTGGTTGTGCTGCTGACATCCGTGTACCTGGCCTCACTCCTGACCAAGTAGTACAGAAAATCATCGCATCTGATCTTGGATATGACCAAGTGATTAGGGAATTTGATCGTTGGACTCACATTTCTGTGCCTAACAATGCCTATGATAAACCACGAAAAATGGCGCTTATTATTGACAAACAAGGCACAAGGAAGTACAGTTGAGACTCAGTTGCCAAACTTTTAAGGGGAATTCTTTCCCCTTTTTTTTGCCTTAAAACTGTCACACACAAAAGTGACAATTAGTTATGCAAATCAAAATCATAGATGCAACTGTTATAGAGAACTATGATCTTTTGAATGATCTTCAAAAAGAGTGTTTGCCCCATGATGATTTATATAACGTATTAGATGGATGGTGGTGGATAGCTTATGACAACGATCTCCCTATTGGATTTAGTGGTCTTGTTCGCTCTAAACGTTGGAGCGATACTGGTTATTTTTGCCGCGCGGGTGTTGTTAAGCGATACCGAGGCAAAGGAATACAAAAAGACCTTATCAGAGTTAGAGAACGCAAGGCTAGGAAGCTAGGCTTCAACTGGATCATCACAGACACAACTGATAATCCTCCATCGTCTAATTCTCTTATTTCATGCGGTTACAAACTATTCAACCCCTCTATTCCTTGGGGGGGACGTAGAACTCTTTATTGGAGAAAAAGACTGTGAAATACTATTCTGACGAAGAATTTATCATGTTGTTTCAGTTGTACAAAAGCCCTAGCGTAATGGCTTCTGAGCTTGGTATGTCTGAAAGGGCAATATACGCTCGTAGAAACGCTCTAGAGGGCCGATATGAGATTCAGTTAGAAACCGTAGAGGCTAAGAATAGGGTTGAGCCAAAGCCTCCTAGACTTGATTTAGGCATATTGAACGGCACAGTCATTGTTTTCTCTGATGCACACTTTTGGCCTGGCATCCGTACAACTGCCTATGATGGATTGATTTGGGCCATCAAGAATATGGAAAATGTCAAAGCAGTCATTAACAATGGTGACGCATTTGATGGAGCTAGTATCAGTCGCTTTCCTAGAATTGGGTGGGATAAAACACCATCTCTCGTTGACGAGGTTAAAACGTGCGAGATAGCTCTTGGTGAAATAGAAGACGAAGCCAAAAGGGTTAACAAAAATGTTAAGTTGATGTGGCCTTTGGGCAACCATGACGCTAGATTTGAGAATAAATTAGCTGCTAATGCGCCTCAATATGAGCACATTAAAGGGTTTAGCTTAAAAGACCACTTCCCTGCTTGGCATCCATGTTGGTCGGTTTGGCTAAATGAAACCGTAATCGTGAAACATCGTTGGAAAGGTGGCACACACGCTACTCATGCCAATACCCTTAATTCTGGTGTTTCTATGGTTACAGGGCATCTACATAGCCTCAAAGTAACCCCATACGATGACTATAACGGTACACGATACGGTGTGGATACAGGGACGTTAGCAGAGCCTACAGGCCCACAGTTTGAGAATTACCTAGAGCACGCACCGACCAATTGGAGGTCGGGTTTTGCTATACTTACGTTTCACAAAGGTGTATTATTGTGGCCTGAAGTGGTAAAAGTGTACGATAAAGACCACATCGAGTTCAGAGGACAAGTTATAAAGGTCTAACATGACAAACTTTAAGATTACCCAAACTAAAAATAAACCCACTAAAGGTGAAGTTTACGAAGTTATTCGTGAGCACAAAAAGGAACGTGAAAAAATCATGGCGCTTGAAAAAGAATTGCGTGCCCATGAGAAGACAGACATGACTCACGCACATCCAATGCACTCACCTAGTGCAACAGTTCACGGTCAAACCCAAGCCCCATTACCTAACATGAGAAAGTAATCGGTCAATCGTAACGTTTAGGGCATTCAATTCTTCCATCTTTTGGATAGCCCACATACGTTTCTGACCATGCCATCCCATGATTGGCCCTTGGTGGCAGTCTTTACATAACGCAACACAGGTATAGGTCAAGCCTTGTTTTATATGGTGGGCATCCGATGGGCCACTTGCATCACAGACCGAGCAAGGTAGCTCTTTAACCCTACCTAAGTGCTCACGTTCACGCTTAGTGAGCTTGCTATTCATGGGAACGGATTCCAAGCCTCTCAGAAGCCTCTCTGGTGCGAAATATATCAATGGATAACCTAGAGGCCTCAAGTTCGTATTTAAGCGTTTCCTCGACCTTTACAGCGTCTACAAGCTCGTTTATGGTCTGAGCGTACAACTCACTAGCGTAAGCCTCACGTTCTTGGGCAGAAACTTGGGTGTAGCCATTTTCCAACGCATCACGCATCGCATGGGCTTTGATGGTCTTTAATTTCATCTCAGCGCCTATCCGTCTAGATTTAGCACTTGCGTACACACTAGCGTTTAGGGCTATAAATTCTGCGTGTTTTTCAGGGTTCATAGCGCATCCACAAGTTTAAGCACCCTAATGGCTGACTCAATGTCGGTCACAATAGCCAACGTTCCCCCAGGCCATTTTCCGTGGAATGTAATTTGGTCTTCAGTAAGGTTGTTTTTGCCAAACTTGACTTCCATCAAGATGGTATGTCTCTTATAGCCAACAAGCAGATCAGGAACACCTTTACCCACAGTTGCTAGGGAAACCACAAAAGCACCGTGATCTCTCAGAGCTTTAACGATTTCAACGTGATTCTGATCCACTCGTGCTGCTCTCATTTTCTAATTCCTTAATTCTCGCTGCAATGGCCTTACCTAACCCTGTAAATAGACCTGTTGGGTCTTTCTCCATGATCCCAACTTGGTATCGTGCGTGGTCAATCCAACCTGGCATCATGGCTAGACGTGCGTAATGGTCAATAAATTGCTCAATTTCAAACATCATTCTGAGAGTATATTCCATGCAACTGCTGCCACTCTAGGAACTTGTCCATTGCCAATGGCTTTAAGTCTGTCCACTCTAGAGGCCATCCCATTAACCACTCGACCCACGTTGGGTTCAACCGGCCATCCGTAGTTGGCTCTAAGCTCATCACCACTTCTCCAAGATTGCTTTTCCAATGTTGGTTGGTCGGGTCTAGATGTCTGCTGATTGCGTGTCTTGAATCCTGGCAAACTGGTGTGGGCCACTTCTTTTGCGACAATCCAAATTCTATCTCTCTGATGTGGCGCTCCAATGTCACCTGCTCCCAACACTCCCCATCTCGCATTAAACCCCATTGAGGCCAAGTCTCCAAGAACTCGTCCAAGCCCCCTAGAAGTGAGCATTGGTGAGTTTTCCACAAAGACGTGCTTTGGTCGTACCTCGTGAATGATGCGAGCCATTTGTCCCCACATTCCTGATCGTTCTCCGTCAATTCCTGCGCCTTTTCCTGCTGCTGAGATGTCTTGGCATGGAAATCCTCCCGAAACAACGTCAACAATTCCTCTCCACGGTCTTCCGTCAAAGGTTTTAACGTCATCCCAAATCGGGAAAGGCGGGAGAAGACCGTCATTTTGTCGGGCGCACAATACGCTTCCTGGATAGGCTTCCCATTCGACTGCACAGACTGTTCGCCATCCGAGCAAATGTCCCCCAAGTATTCCTCCACCAGCGCCTGCGAAAAGAGCCAACTCATTCATTTACCCATCCTTAATGCTTGTAATTTAGCTTTGATTTCTTCAGGCATAGGCACAACTTGTTTGGAGTGCTCCTCTAAAGCCTTTAAGAAGGTGTTTTCTGGGACTTTTGGGGCGATTTCAGGAACTTCTGCACCATCCCATCGTTGTTGGTTCAAATAAACGCTTGGAGCAGGTATAAACGCACCGTTATCCTTGCGCCATTGATCGGTTGTTTTCATCCACTCAACGTGCTTGATGATCTGATCGCAACACGACTCACAATAGCTTTTAGCCCAGATCGCTAGGCATTTTGATTTGCCCCCTTTTCTAGGTGACTTAGGCCAAGCGTTCCAAAATCTATCAAATCCTGATTCAAATAACATTCTTTTTCCTTAATGACTTCATACTTGCCACAACTTTCACAATTCCAAACTTGTCCTGCTTTGACTTCATGTTGTTTGACAATTCCTCCACAACTACATAACCTCATAATTAGTCCTTAAAGTTATCCACAATGGTGCTTTTTGGTGAACGTTTGAGCAAAGCATAGCCTAACCGTACCAAAACGAGTTTCGCTCTATGCCTTGATGGGTGCTTTTCGGAGCCACGTCATCGCATTGCACTATGCCAGACTATTTTCAACCACCACGCTCTAGCAATTCGCCCACGTTCCCTGATCTGGTTTGCTCGTGTTTCAGGGTATCTCGTACACAACCACCGACGTACCGCATTGTGTAGTCCAAAAGCAAAAACCCCATAATTCACTCTGTGGTCTTGGCTCTTGGCGAGAGCAACAGCAAAACGTATGACGCTAATCAAAAGTTCCGCTTGCTGTCTAGCAAGACCACACAGAAAACTATGGGGTTTTATCATTAGCGTCTACGTCCGATGCCACTCAGACGGTTTGGATTATACATCAGCTTTTTTTTTAGCGGTGCGGATAATTATTGTTTTCACACGATCTCTGTCGCACAAATCCAACTTTTTCATTTTTAATTGATATTTCACGTTGCAATCATCGCAAGGTGAGACAACTTCACGAGCCAAACGAGCTAGTTCTACCCAACTCCTAAAGTGTTCGTAACTGGGAAAGCATTTTGGGTAATCCATTTTTCCATCATAAAGTGTTGTAAATTTATTTAATATTAGGGTAATCCCTAATACAAATATGTTGACAATGATTTAAGATTCACTTGCGTTAACAAAAAGGAGAACGCAATGTCAAGGACTGAAGCCAATCAGATTTTGAGTAATTGGAAGCATGGGATGATTTATCCCTTGTACATAATTAACCAGGCTCTAATGACTACAGGTGACCTATGACAGAAGTTGAAAGCCTCCAGTTTGAGTTGAAGAATATTCAAGAATTACTTTTTGAATATGCGATGGAACTTAACCGAAAACAAGCTATCATTAACAGACTGACCAAAGCGCCTTTATCTGACGAACGTTTATACTCTTTGTACAGACATTCGATGGATTGGAGAAAGTTTGCTAGGGATGTTGAGAGAGAGCATGGTATCGGAGAACCAGAGCTAGAGGAAGACAGTTACTACGATTAACGCCCGCAAGGGACTTTTAAGGAAACATTATGATTGACACAGGCAAAGTCGTGATCGGTAAATTTTACGAGCCACGCAAACCACACACCATCACCCAAGAAGAAGAACTCATCAAGTTCATATTGACCGCTAAGACAAAACCATTGTCTGAGGTTGTTCTTCCTTACATCTACGCAACCGCACTATTTGTTCTAGCTCTAGATTTATTTTTCTGGAGATAACATGAACGCAGAATACTGTATTGCCAATGCCAAGCAATTGGCAGAGATGTACTACGCACTAGAAGACACAGACTATTCAAGACGAATGGGCTACATCTATCGCATTGGTATGCTTGAGAGCTACCTAAGAACTGCGTTTCAAGAAATAGAAATCCTCAAAGACACATTGTCTGATTTAGAACAATTAATGAAGGTGACTGAATGAAAAACATAGCAACGGCCTTGGTAAAGGCACAAAAAGAGTTTGGCCCTGCGCTAAAGACATCTACCAACCCACACTTTAAATCACGTTATGCTGACTTGTCTGCGTGTATTGAGGCGGTAATTGATGGGTTAAATAACAACGGTATTTTCTTGACTCAAAGACTAATGTCAAACGATGCTGGAGTTAACGTACAGACCGTATTGCTCCATGAGAGTGGTGAGATGCTTGAGTGTGGAGATATATTTATCCCTGCCAACAAACACGATGCCCAAGGGTTTGGGTCTGCCCTGACCTATGCTAGACGCTATTCGCTAATGTCTGCTTGTGGGATAGCTCCTGAAGACGATGATGGTAACGCTGCGGTGCGTAAGACCACTGTGAATGAGAGTGTAATGATAGATCACATTACCAACATCAAGAGTGTGAGCAATGTGAACGATTTACAGGTTGCGTACAAAGACGCTTACCAAGCAGCTCAAGGTGATGCAGTATGGCAGAAAAAGATTATTGCAACCAAAGATGAGATGAAAGCGAAGTTCAAATGAAAGCATTTCCACTTCAATTTAAATGGGATAAAGAATTTGATGGTTATAACGGCATGGATTTGCGAGACTGGTTTGCTGGTCTTGCTTTACCAGTAATCATGCCCGACAACAGAGCATATCCAATGGATGCGGCAAAAGCGGCATATGAGTTTGCAGACGCCATGATGAAAGCGAGAGAAAAATGATTGACGAAGATGTTGTACACGAGTACAGGATGCTAGAACAAGCACAGAGAAACTACAGATATTTGTTAAACAGAGCACCACATTGTCGTGACCCAGAGCACCCTGGTTGCGAGCGATGTGAAGAAACAGAGGAGTGGGACGATGAGGTTATTTAATGTTGACTTGGATAAGAACGGTGAATTGTGGGTCAAGCCTACAGATGAATTCAATACGTTTGAATCTGAGGAAAAGAGAGAGTTTTACAAATTGTTAAAAGAGATAATGTCGCAGTATTACTACGATGAATTGGCAGCAGATATATTAAAGGACAGAAAATGAGAATTAACGTAAACAAGTCTGAGTTGATAAAAATGATTGTGTCTTACATGGAGATGGTTCACCAGTTTGAGCCTGATGACTTTGCACACATTGTTTTTTACGATGAAAAGATGGACAAGCTCGATATTGACTATGTTGGGATTAGCTATGTATCCGATGAAGCAAAGCGAACTGATATTTGATGGCGCTGACTACGATCACGAGCGTGATAGTCAAAGGCTAACAGGTCAACTATTGCGAGTGAAAGAAGCTATCAACGATGGGAGATGGTATACGCTTAAACAGTTGAGCGAGATTACTGGTGACCCTGAAGCGAGTGTAAGTGCTCAGTTGAGGAATCTTAGGAAACCTAGATTTGGGGCTTACACGATCAACAAACGATACATCAAAGCGGGTTTGTACGAATACGCTTTACAAAAGGATTACTGATGACTAAAGAAGAAATTATAGAAATGGTTAGAGTGGCTGGAGGTTATAGCCCTGAAAAGTATCCAGATGAATGGCGTTTGGATGTTGACGATTTATCACGTTTTGCCAAACTAGTAGCAGAAAAAGAACGTGAAGAATGTGCAAATATTTGTGAATATTATGAGGATTACGCTAAAGGTGATACCAATTACCATGCAACACTAATCCGAGCAAGGGGACAAGAATGACTGAACAAAAAACAGGATTTACTATTTATAAACCACCTAAACCAGTTGGTTATTGGTGTTTGTATGGAGGTGGACATACAACAAAATTTGCAATGTATGCAAAACCTACTAATGAACAAATCAAAAACACAACAGAATTGTTGGGATGGATTTGGGAGGATGCAAAATGACTAAAGAAGAAATCATTGAGATGGTTATGCAAATAGGTGGATGTGAAAGACCAGAGGATGATTCACCTGCATTAAAAATGTTTATAGACTTTGCCAAATTGGTAGCAGAAAAAGAACGTGAGGCGTGTGCTGAAATTTGTGATGGTTTTTACTTATCATGGATAGACATACAAGGTAGATATGAATTCATGGGTGAGGGAGCAAGCGAATGTGCTGGTGCAATCCGAGCAAGGGGACAAGAATGACTGACGAAGACTATCATTTAGATGCTAGGTCTTATTTAATCGGTTTGTTTGATAAAAAGCCTTGGGTAGGACTGACGGAAGATGAGATTCATGAGTGTTTTGAGGAATGTTGCAATCTTAAAGTTGTTGACCCGAAAGGCGGTGTTAGAGGAAGCGTAAACATTTTTGATGTGGGTATGGCAATTGAAGCCAAGCTCAAGGAAAAGAATACATGAGTGATGTAGAACAAAGAACGGAGGCTTGGCATTTACAACGATTAGGCAAAGTTACGGCCTCAAGGGTTGCAGATGTCATAGCCAAAACCAAATCAGGGTACTCAGCAAGTCGTGAGAACTATATGGCACAGTTGGTGGTTGAAAGACTCACTAATAAGCCAAGCGAGGGTTTTACCAACGCTGCGATGCAATGGGGTACTGAGACAGAGCCACTTGCTAGAGCTGCCTATGAGCTTCACAAGGGAATTTTGGTTGAGGAGGTAGGGTTTATTGACCATCCAACGATTGAGATGTCTGGGGCTTCTCCTGACGGCTTTGCAGGGGATGGATTGATAGAGATCAAGTGTCCCAACTCAGCAACGCACATTGACACATTGGTCAAGAACAAGATTCCTGACAAATATGTGCCTCAAATGGTGTGGCAGATGTTGTGTACAGGTCGGACTTGGTGTGATTTTGTAAGTTTTGATCCGAGGATGCCTGAAGATTTGCAGCTTTACATCCAAAGATTGAACTTAGAGCAACTTTATGCCAAGTCGTTGGAAGAAGAAATTAGACAGTTTTTGTTAGAAGTTAGTGAAAAAGTAAACATTTTAAGGAGTTTAAATGTCAAGAACGCAATATGAAGTGACCGCAATTGTTGGGTCTTATACCAATGCAAACGGTGAGAAAAAGAACAGATACCAAAGAATTGGGTCGGTCATTGATACTAAAAATGGATTGATGTTAAAACTAGACCTTATGCCTTTGACTGACGAGCATTGGAATGGTTGGGCATATTTAAATGTACCCAAGCCAAAAGAGCCAAAAGAGCAGTTTGAGGATAGTAGTATTCCATTTTGATTTGTGATATAGTAAAAGCGCTACAAGAGTAGTGTTTTTTGCAAAGAAACAAAGGAATTAAAAATGGGTTATCCAAAAATGGAAAAAATGCCTAAGGGCGTTATGTCATCAGATATGACTGGTGACAAAAAGGTTAGCGTTCCTAAAATGGACAAAGAGAAGTTTGTGCCTGGCGCATCTGGTGAGAAGATTCCTAAGGGAGCTTTGAGCAGCGACACAAGTGGTGAGCGTAAGATGCCCATCGAAGGTGGAGTTGGCATGGGTAAAGCAGACGGTATTGGTATGCGTGAAGCATCACACATGGGCCATCACGATGGACGCATGGGTGAGATGAAGGGTAAGGTTTCAGAAGAATCTTGCTACGATCACAAGCGTTACGATCACGTTCAAGATATGTAAAAAGCGAAACCCCTAGAAGATTGCAGTCTTTTAGGGGCTTCTAGCCAACACAAAAGGAGTTGTGATGGATAGTAATTGTAAGTCATGTCGTTATTTCTTGGGTAAAGATACACTAGGGCAATGTCGTAGGTATCCTGTCTATCAAAACAGACATGAGAACGAATGGTGTGGAGAATTCGAGAATAGAAAATATTCCGATGAACCCACGCCTATTCCTACTTTTGAGAGCATGGCGAGGGAACTAACGAGTTTACCTATGTACCAAGAGCCAAAGAAACGTGGGAGGCCAACAAAAAATGCTTAAACCTTTGAGAGATCGAGTGGTTGTGAAGCCGTTGGTCAGAAACATATCTGACATAATCTATGTTGATAATAAAGAACCCTTTAATGAAGGTACTATTGTTGCTATTGGGCCATTGGTCGATCAGGCAATGGTTGGTGACTTTATTAAGTATGGGAACGGTGATTATCTTAACTGGCCTGTTCAGAGAATAGACGGTCAAGACTATCAAATTATCCAAGAGGCAGATATATGCGCCATTCTAGAGGAGTGATTATGTTTGAGACTACAGACAGAGATTTCAGATACGAAGTTGCACGTTACGCTATTGACCAAGTTGGCCCTGAAACAACAGATTGGGTAGAGTTGGCTGACTTGCTAGTAGCTTTTGCTGAAGACGAGATTGAGTGGGAAGAAGACGAGGAAGATGATGGCGAGTAAACCTGGACTTTATGCAAATATCCACGCTAAACAGGCTCGGATAGCAGAGGAGAAGGCCAAAGGTGAGAAGGTAGAGCGTATGCGTAAACCTGGCACTAAAGGCGCTCCTACTGCTAAAGCGTTCAAAGATAGCGCAAAGACGGCAAAGAAATGAAAAAACACGACAAACCTATTGAGCATAAGACCACAGGGAAAGGTAAGACCTACAACCCTACGGACAAAGGCGCTGGTATGACTGCCAAAGGAAGGGCAGAGTACAACGCTAAGAATGGCTCAAACTTGAAAGCACCTGCCCCAAACCCCAAGACTAAAAAAGACGAGGGGCGTAAGGCATCTTTTTGTGCCCGCATGGAAGGGGTAGTAAAGAACGCTAAAGGGCCTGCAGAAAGGGCTAAAGCATCATTAAAGAACTGGAACTGTTAAATGCCACTAATCAAAGGTAAGTCTGAGAAGACTCAAAAGAAAAACATCGAAACCGAAGTAAAAGCCGGTAAACCCATCAAACAAGCGGTAGCGATCAGTTACGCCATCAAACGTGAAGCAGTTAAAAAGACAGAAAAGAAAGGTAAAAAATAATGTTTAACTTTACACATTCAACCCAAGAGGTTAATTTGGTCATCCAAGCACTTGAGCACAAGATTAGAGACTTGACTGAGTTGTTGAACAAAATGGTTCAGAACGCACAAGCTCAAGCCCCCAAGCCTGAAGTTCAAGAAGCACCAAAGGCTGAATGATGCCAGGAGGACGCCCAACCGATTACGATGAGTCATTCTGCGATAAAGTCGTGGAGTTGGGCGCTATGGGTAAGTCTGTAGAGCAAATAGCCAAAGAACTAGGCTTTGCTATTAGAACTTTATACTTATGGAGAGATACTTATCCACAGTTTATGCAAGCCTTAAACACAGCTAAGGAATTAGAGCAAGCATGGTGGGAAGATCAAGCTCAAGCGTATATGTTAGAGCACAAAGATGGGCCAAAACTGAACGCAACATTGTGGTCTAGGTCGATGGCTGCTAGGTTTCCTAAGAAGTATAGAGATAACTCTAAGATTGAGTTGACTGGTGAAGGTGGAGCGCCATTGATTCCACACATACAAGTTAGTTTTGTAAAGCCCAATGAATGAAATTCAAGAGGCGATAAGTAGGGCAGAGTTTCCCCAAAAACTCCAATGTTTATTTGTTCCTGAAAAAGCTCGCTATCGCACGATCTATGGCGGTCGTGGGGGTGGCAAATCTCACTCGGTCGCAAAAGCGCTATTGGTCAAGGGAGCAATGGCAACCTTACGCATTTTGTGTGCTCGTGAGTTCCAAACGTCTATTAGGGATTCTGTACACAAACTACTGTGCGACCAAATCGAGTTATTGGGTTTGTCAACGTTTTACGAAATAACCCAAAATTCTATACGAGGTAAAAATGGTACAGAGTTTGCCTTTGTTGGGTTGAAGAATAACATTGCTAACGTAAAATCATTTGAAGGAATAGACATTTGTTGGGTGGAGGAGGCCCAAACGGTTTCAAGAATGTCATGGAACATATTGATTCCAACGATCCGAAAAGAGGATTCTGAAATATGGATCACGTTTAACCCAGAGTTAGAAACGGACGAAACCTATCAACGCTTTATTGTCAATGCGCCTGAAAATTCCGTAGTTGCCAAGGTCAATTGGTCTGACAATCCTTGGTTTCCTGAAACGCTACGACTAGAGAAAGACGCACTAAGAGCAAGAGACCCAGAGGCCTATAACACGGTTTGGGAGGGTCTATGTAGGCAAACGGTAGATGGCGCTATCTTTGCCAAAGAAATCCAATTTGCAGAGCTAGATGGGCGCATCACTAGAGTGCCTTATGACGCTACAAAGCCTGTACACGCCATTTTTGACCTTGGGTGGAGTGATGCTACTGCCATTTGGTTTATGCAGTTTGTAGGCATGGAAAATAGGCTTATAAGGTACTTTGAGACTAACCAAGAAACCATGTCTAGCATCCTCAATAAGATGCAAGGATTTGGGTATATCTACGATACTTTGTGGCTACCCCATGACGCAGAGAACAAAACTTTGGCTGGAAATGGTCGAAGTATTGAAGAAATTGTACGAAATTTGGGTTATAAGACTAGAATAGTGCCTAAAGTACCAATTGTGGATTCCATTAACGCTGCGAGAACTATTTTCAGTAACTGTTACTTTGATCGTGAGAACTGCCATCAAGGGCTAGAAGCTCTGAGGCATTATCGCTATGAAGTAGACCCTGATACTGGGATGTTCTCTAAGACGCCTTTACATGACAATTACAGTCATGGAGCAGATGCGTTTAGGTACATTGGGCTAATGATTAGCGAGCCTAAAAAAGTCGTTAAGAAAGCGCCTGTAAATATTCAATCTTCTTGGATGGGTTAAACATGGTAGATGATCTTGAATCTAGCGACTTAATAGCAGACGCACAAGCCTTTTTGCACTTATGTGTAGAGGCAGATATGATGAACCGTACTGAGGCGCTAGAAGACCTTAGATTTAGCGCTGGTGACCAATGGCCTGTTGAGATTCAAAACTCACGCACTTTAGAGTCACGCCCATGTCTAACTATTAACAAGGTAGACGCATATTGTCGACAGATTACTAACAACATACGCCAACAACGCCCACGCATCAAGGTTCATGGTGTAAACAATGAATCTGATGAGAAGATGGCAGACATCCTCACCGGCATTTGTAGGCACATCGAGGTCAACTCAGACGCAGACCAAGCCTATGATAACGCTGCAGACTACGCAGTTCGCATGGGTTGGGGTTTTATTAGGGTCAATACAGACTATGTAAGAGAAGATTCTTTTGACCAAGAAATCTACATCAAGTCAATAATGAACCCATTTACGGTTTATTTTGATCCTAATTCCATATTGCCTGACGGTTCAGACGCAGAGAAAGTTCTAATTACTGAGGTTATTTCTAAGAAGCAATTTAAGGATATGTACCCTGACGCAGACGAGGGTGTTCAGTTCAACCAAAGGGGAGCTGGGGACACAAATGCAGAATGGGTGATGAAAGAAGATATTCGCATCGCAGAATACTTCTATACAGTACGCACAAAAACCAAGTTATTGCTTTTGGCAGATGGGTCAAAAATATACAAAGACTTGTATAAAGGTGACCCAAATTTAATCATCGACCAAAGGGACACGGTCAAGAAAGAAATCCGTTGGGCAAAGCTCACAGGGATGCAAATCCTAGAAGAAGGCGTGTGGGCAGGTCGTTATATCCCTATCGTTCCTGTTTACGGTCACCAATTGATCGTTGAGAACAAGCGCAAAAAGTTTGGTTTGGTGCGCCAGGCTAAAGACCCACAAAGGATGTACAACTTTTGGCAAACGTCAATGACTGAATCCGTGGCTTTAGCGCCTAAACCTAAGTGGTTGTTGGCAGAAGGTCAAGACGAGGGCCATGAGAACGAGTGGGCACAAGCTAACGTTAAATCTGCGCCTGTGCTCAGATATAAGCAAGTGGACATCGAGGGCAGACCAGCTCCTGTTCCTACTCGCATCCAACCTGAAGCGCCTCCTGCGGGCATTATGACCGCCTCTGCCCAAGTTTCTATGGACTTGCAAGCAGTTATTGGCATTGTTGATCCTAACCAATTGCCCCAAGGTAACATTTCAGGCAAGGCTTTGAACGGTCAACAACAACAAGTTGATTTGTCAAACTACCACTTTTACGACAATTTAACTCGTTCTATTCGTCACATTGGTAAAATCATCCTAGATTTAGTGCCTAAGATTTACGACACAGAGCGTGTGATGCGTATCATTGGTGACGATGGTAAGCCTGACTTGGTGACCCTAAACACACCTGGAACTGACGAGTTTGGCATCAATAAGATACTGAATGACGTAACGGTTGGTGAGTATGATGTGGTGATGGACACAGGCCCAGGGTATAACTCCAAGCGCCAAGAGGCAGTTCAAGCCATGATGCCCTTGTTTAGCGCAGACCCACAACTTATGCAAGTCGCTGGTGACTTATTTATTCGCAATATGGACTTCCCAGGTGCTCAAGTCATCGCAGATCGTTTGGCAGTCAATAACCCATTGGCTAACATTGACAATAAATCTGCTATTCCCCCACAAGTTCAGATGCAATTGGCTCAGTCTCAACAACAAACTCAAGCCTTGCAACAACAGATTCAACAGTTGCAGATGGCTATGAAGCAACGCCAAGACATTGAAAGTGTCAAACAAGACGCAGAAACTAAGCGTGAACTCATGCGTCAGACTGCCAAGGCGCACAACACAGAATCTATGCTTGAAGCTCGTGTACACGATGTGAACACCAAAGCAATTACAAGCCAAAACAAGACAGAAATTGAGTCAATCATGGAGTTGTTGTTGCACCACATGGACACAGGGCGTTTAGAGCGTGAAATCGCTGCTAGAAACGCTGAACAGTACCAATATGCAAACCAATCTGTTCAATCCATAAGTTGACAAAATAAGCATTTCGTGTTAAAAACACAAAACCTTACCTATGAGGTTCATAGGGTAAATTCTTGAGGAAACTCATGTCTGAAAAAGAAGCGAGCCAAGTGCTCACAAGTGAAAATTCTGGTGATTTTTATGCTCAAAAATTGGGTTTAGCTAACGAGACACCTGTAGAAGCTGCAGAACCTACAGAACCTCCAAAGAGTGAACCTGAAGCGTTAGAAGAACCAAAACCAACAGAAGAACCGAAGCCCAATAAACTTGAAAAGAGGTTTTCTGACATAACAAAGCAACGTGAGATGGCTCGTCAAGAAGCTGAACGAGAGCGTCAACGTGCTAGTGAGTTGGAAGCTAGGTTGAGAGAACTTGAGGCCAAGATTTCGCCAAAGCCTAATCTTGATGAGGAGCCAAGGCCTGACCAGTTTCAGGACGCATTTGAGTATGCAAAGGCTTTAGCTGAGTTTTCAACCGAGAAAGCGTTAAAGCAACGTGACCAGCAAGAGGTAGAGAGAAGGCAAGCGGAGGAACGTGCCAAAACATTTGAGGCATGGAACAAACGCCAAGCAGAGATCAAAGCCGAGTTGCCTGATTACGATGACATGATTGCATCTAGTGAGGTTGTTGTGAGCGACCAAGTTAGAGATGCGATTTTCGAGAGTGATGTAGGCCCAAGAATCCTATACCACTTAGCAGAAAATCCTGAAATAGCTGAAAAGCTAGGCAAGATGTCAACGCTAGGCGCTTTACGAGAAATTGGGAAGTTAGAGGCAAGGCTTGAAAAAGCTCCTCAAGAAGAAGTGAAACCTGTTGTGAAATCAAACGCACCGAAACCGATTAGCCCTATTCGTGCTTCTAGTGCTGCTACAGATACCAATGTTGACTCCAATGGTGAGTTTCATGGTACTTATCAGCAATGGAAAGAACAAAGACAGGCTAAGAAGATTAGGTAAAACTTTTTTCTTTTTAAAGGATATAAATCATGGCAAATAATCTGCTTACCATATCCAAGATCACCAATGAAGCGTTGATGGTCTTGGAAAATGAGTTGACTTTTACATCAGAGGTCGATAGAAATTACGATGACCAATTTGCGGTTGTCGGAGCTAAAATCGGTAATACCGTAAACGTCCGTTAAGAGTCTGCGGACGAAAAACCCTTTCTGATTGACTTGGACGCCTAGAAGTAGGTTACAAGGGGCAAGCAAGAGAAATCTGTGCAGCCTGAACGACTAAGTGAAGGGGCGCTAAAGAAATTTAGTGATGCGATAGTCTGACCTACCGTATAACAAAGGAAGCGGTAGAGAGAAATCCGAAGCGGTTTCTCCCGCAGAGATGCGAGTAACAATTGACCTGTGAGACCAGGTCGCTTTATCGGTACAACTGGCCCTGCTTTGAACGTTGAAGACTTCAACGAGACTAGCGTTCCTGTGACTTTGAGCACTCAATTCCACGTTGACACTCAATTCACCACGCAAGACTTGGCTTTGTCTCTCGATATGTTTAGCGACCGTGTGCTTAAGCCCGCAGTTGCAGCTATCGCCAACAAGATTGACCGTGACGGTTTGGTCATGGCTAATCTGAACACCGCCAACATCGTTGGTACACCTGGTACACCTCCCACAGGTTTGATTACATACTTGACTGGTCAAGCGTATTTGGACTCTGAAGGTGCTCCTCGTGACGGACGTAGATCATGTATCGTTGAGCCTTTCACTTCTGCAACCATTGTTGACTCATTGAAGGGACTTTTTGTTCCCCAAGAGGCAATTGGCGAGCAATACAGGAAAGGGCTTATGGGCCGAGACAGCGGCGGCATGAACTGGCGTCTCGATCAAAACGTTGTAGCCCAAGGTTTTGGATTCTGGACAGGTTCTACTGCTGGTTCTATCACCGTTAACGGTTCTAACCAAGGTCTCGCATCAGGTTGGGCGCAAACTTCTACCATCAACATTACTGCAACTGCAACAGGTACATTGAACCCTGGTGACGTTATCAATTTTGCTGGTGTGTACGCAGTTAACCCCCAAAACCGTCAAGCGTATGGTTCTAACAAGTTGCGTAATTTTGTTGTTAAATCAGCAGTTGCGTTGACTAACGGAAACACAAGCGTGACAGTTAGCCCCGCTTTGATCTACGGTGGACAGTTCCAAAACGTAACTGCTTCTCCCACATCAGGCGTTGCAGTAACACCTTACCAAATCGGTGTGTCTTCCAACTCTGTGTACTCTCCCCAAAACATTATCATGCACCGCAATGCTTTCACATTGGCAGTCGCTGATCTTGAGTTGCCCGAGGGTGTTCACTTTGCTGGTCGTGCAAGCGACAAGGAAATTGGATTGTCAATGCGTGTTGTGCGTCAGTACACCATCAACAATGACTCAATCCCAACTCGTCTTGACGTTCTTTATGGATGGGCACCGCTCTATCCTGAACTCGCTTGCAGAGTTGCAGCTTAATTAACCCAAGGAGATTAAATTATGGCAAATCCAGGACCAGCAACCACAGTAAGCAATCACCCACAAAACTTGGCTACAAACCAAGCGTTGCGTTTGATTGCATCTGCACAATCCGTTAACTTGTCACAAGCCGGTGATACCGCTATGACAGTTATTGACGTTAGTAAATTTGTACCAGTTAGCGTAATCATCACCAATGGCTTGAACTCTAGTGGTAACACAACCACTATTGCTACTGCTACTGTTGGCGTTTACACAAACACAGGTGCAACAGGTTCGACCGTATTGACTACCGCTGCTTTAACTAGCAACACAGGTGGCCCTTATGTGACAATCTCTAGCGCAACAAATGCAAACACCGCTATTTCTAGCTTCTCCAATATGTACGTTAATGTTGGAACTACGATTGCAGCGACTTGTGACGTATTTGTTTATGGCTATGACCTCACATTTTTACCTTAATTTGTGAGTAAATAAGGAAAAGGCCATCCTCAAAAGGGGTGGCTTTTTTCGCTTTTAAGATACAATAAATCATTCTTTAAAGGAATAACCATGTCAAAAACTACCATTTGTCGTGGAAATGTTATAGCGCATACAATTTGCCAATTAACATTACCCGCCACAACCTTTTCTACTACAACCACAGAAGTTACGATTGCTTGCCCTGGTGTTAAAGCCACGGACAAGATTCAAGTTCAAGTTGACGCAGCGATGACTGTAGGTGTTGGTATTGGCAATGCTTATACAAACGCAGACAATCAAATTACTGTTCGTTTGATGAACTTGACAGGAACTTCAGTAACACAAGCTGCTGCTACATTGTTGGTTAGCGTTAAATCTTGTGAAGATAATCCTTTGCCTGTTAACGTGGTCTAAAAATGTCAAATACATCAGTATTTAGAATTGCTGGCCCAACTAGCGCTATTAGTG